ATTTGTTTTATTTTGTACTGCTGTTGTTGTTTGTTTTGTATTTTTAGGACTTGAGAAAAATACCCCATTGATACCAATATTATCTTTATTGTTTTGTTGATTAAATATTGTTTCTAATCCGTTAGGGCGATGACCTTCTAATGACAAGTCTCTAGTGTTAGTATATGCATCTAAAGTTTTAGTTAGTGTATTATTATATGACGGATTATGTTGTGTATACATTTTATCTTCAAATTTCTTAGATAAATTGTTAACCATAGATCCTGGACCTTCGTTAAGTGTATCACTATTATTACCAACGAAACTTTTTTCTTGATCGTAATGTTCGGGTGTTGCAAATCCTTTAGGTGCACTACCTTCTACAATATCACCTGTTTCGTATTTTACAGCTTCATACTGTAATTGCATAGTACTTTCTAATACATCACTTCCTGCACTTGCATCAACACTATCATGCTGCCAACCTGTAATCTTTGGCATTATTAAATGTGCAGTATGATGAGTGTGCCTACTTAATTCACTTATGCTTATACGTGTAAAAAAAGGTTCGTCACTGCCGTTATCTAATCCGTATTTTTTTGGTCCTAGTGGTTTATAAACATTATTAGCCGGATATAAACTTTGAGTATCAGCAAAATAATAATCATAATATGCTTGCCACAATCTAGTAGTAACACCTTCATTATCGTCGTGGAATCTAATCATAACTGGTGAATAATCTAGTCTTGTATGCACAATTTTTTTTCTATTATATTGTTGTTTTGTTTCTGTTTCTATATCAAACTTAGGTAAGTCAGCATACTTAGCGAGTAAACTTATTTCATTGCCATGTTTTTCTACAAAGCCGCCTGCTACTGAACTATTAATAGTAAAACTTACATGATATAAAAATTTATGTTTAGGAGCAAGTCTATAAAAATTATCTACAAATGTATGACTGCCGTGCCAATAGTCAGCAAATGTAACTTCGCTTTGATTATTAGTTGATCCGTATTTGGTTGTCTTGTTTGCCATACTAATATTTATCTTAATTATTAAGTGGGTATATAATAAAAAAAGGAGCTCTAAAGCTCCTTTTAAATATTAATTGTATTAGTTTTAGTTAAACTGTACCTGATCCTGTAGATAGCGATCCGCCACCTGTTGGAATACTGTCAGCTGATATGCCGCCGCCTACTGTTTGTATTGCATTATCATAGCGTATTGCTAAAGTAATTTGTACTGGATCGTTTGTTGAATATGCTAATGTATTATAGTTAGCATTCTGTACAAAACAACCATATAGTTCAAATGTGTCTAATACATTAACAGCAGTATTGCCATTGCCGCCATCTAAAACTTCAATTTTTGTTGTAAATTTATAGTCAATGCCTGACGGTGCACTAGACTGTTCAAAGAAATCATATTGCTTTTGAATCTGTTCACCTACAAGTTTTTGAACGTTATTGTTTACGTCTTCACGTAAGTTAAGTGTAATTGCTTCCCAAGCAGGCTTCCCTGCTAGATATACACGTGAATTGTAAACTGGAAGTTCTATTTCTTCGAAATTTACTGTAGGACGAGTTACATCAATAACTTGTTTTGTTAACTCAGTTGTTGCTGATCCTAGTCCAAAGTTAGTAAGTGACACTCTAAAGCGGTACTGAAGTTTTGGCATCAACAAACCTTGTGTTTGATTGCCGGTTCCGCCGTCTAGTGGCACTGTAATTTTTGATAGTGTTGAAATTGCCATATTTTACTCCTGTACACAAGTATTTATCATTTGTAGGGGATTAAGAATTAACCCCCTACTTAATGATTTTAAAGACCTGCGATCTCTCCTGTATTTTTCAAGCGTAGTGGAATATAGATAAATTCAACTGCCTTGATTGGTTCAATTGCAATGTCTAAGTATAGCTCATTACGGTCAATTCTAGCTGGTGTGTTGTTTGTTTCATCACATACAACTAGATAATCGTTAAGTGCTCTTAAACCTGTAAGCTCTAACATTAAGCTCTCAGCTGCTTGTTTAATCTCATCACGTGTGATTTTATCATTTGGTTCAAAGATATAAGGTTTAGCCAATTTGTTAAGCTGGCTTCTTAGATAAATTACAAGTCTTGCAACGTTAATTCTATCTAATGCACTTGCATTTGCTGCACGAGTTTTTTGACCAAAGTTAACAAGTCCTGCACCTGTAATAAATGTAACTGGGTTAACTCTATTACTATACAATGTGTCTCTTTGACCTTCGTTTAGTGCTACTGCAACAAATTCACCTTCGCTACTAATGTAACCAGTTGATGTTGCGTTAGTAATACCGCCACGTCTTGTACCTGCAGGTGCAAACCATGGATAAGCAACTTGATCACTTAGTGCAAATGTACGTAGCATCATGTGTGAAGCAGGAACAACAACATTGTTACCAAAGTTGTCACTACTAAATCCACTTGGATAGAACACAGCCATATACTCGTCGCTACTTACTAACCCATCATCATTATCTTCTACTGCTGCTGCAACGTTAGTTGCCCAGTTGTTTAATGATGTTGCATCTGGTGTTAAGCGCATTGGACTATCACCTAGTACAAATGCTGTTAAGCCTCTGTCAAAGTTTAAACTTACCATTTCGCCAATTAGTTCTGGATATCCAGGTGTTGCCATTAAGTTAAACAGTCTCGATTCGTCATCTCTGATTTCATCGTTACTATTAACCATTGCTTGTAATGCTTGTACAACAACTTTACGCTGTGCATGACGTCCGAAGCTACCTGAACCATCTGCTTGATTACCTGATTCTGTAACCCAACGGTGCTCATAATAGTTAGTCATTACTGCATCACCCATACGTGGATTTGTAGTAGTTGTATCAATTGCATTACGTACAAATTTCTTAACATTAAATCCACTTCTGCGTGTATTCCAAAGTACCATACCTTTTGGATAAAGTGCTGGATCTGGAGCATCTGGATCTAGATAATCACTAGTTAACATTGCATCCATTGCACCTGCTACACTATTTGCGCCTGCTGTTGACCAGCGAGCGTCTGCAAATAATACACCATTTTCAGTTGTTTGGTCTGCACTGTCTAATGCTACCCATTTATCTGTTACCCATCTGTAAACTTTTGGATAATTTTCTAAATCAGCTGTGCTAATCCAAATGTCATTATCAACTAATGCACTCTTACTAGCATCATTTTGTGTTAATGGCTCACTAGCTGCAACAATTGGTCCTGTTGCATTAGTGCTTGAATACACATTATGATAACCTCTCCATGTAGTACCGTCATGTACCATCATGTCTACTTCATCAACAATTGAATTGTACCATAGTGTACCGTCTGCTGTAAGAGCCTTGGGCGCTGTTGCAGAAGCAGTATATGTTAATACTTTCCAGTTTGAAGCAATAAAGTATACAGTTGAATCTTCAGCTGTATTATCATAAAGGTTAGCTGTTGTTCCTGGAACAAAACCAGCTGCTGACAAAGCACCGTCGTGGTCAACAAAACGAATTTCACCACCTAATGCATGTGTAACAACAACTCTATTTTGTGAGTCAACACTTGCTGTAACATTTGTAAGCCCTGCAGAGTTAATAGCAGCTGCCATTGTTTCAGCATCTGTTGCATCATTTAAATATGTTGCTGATACTTCAACTGCTGCACTTAATGCCGCCTGTCCTTTTACGCTTTCCATAATGTCAAAGCGATGAGTTGCTGCCGGAACACTTGCTGCAATAATACTACTAGTTATTGTTGTAGCACCACTTGCAGTTCTAGCCATAATTTTAAAGTTTGCTTCAGTTTGTGTAACTTCGCCAACGTTGTACTGTACATATGTTGTGCCAGCTGCTAAGTTTGCACCGCCGCCTGCTTTATCCATATTAAACAATGCTGTGTGGTTATCTGCATATAATGGAGCAGTTGCATCTGACCATAATTGAGTAGTTGCATTATATTTTTTAACTGACCATTTTGCACCACTATTAGGTTCTGTAGTTTTAACCCAAATTGAACCTGTTGGACGTGGTGTTGTATCGGTACTTTTCCATTCAGGAACACTTGTATGTGCCGATACGCTTACTGCTGGTGCAGCATGTGTGCCTACTAATCCTAGTGTTGCACCTGATGTACCTGTTGTATCTGAAATTACAACATTTACTCCTGTAGAATAAATTTCTAACACACCATTAACGGCTGCTGCACTAATTCCAGCAATAGAAAGACCATTAATGTCACTTGCTAAACTTGAAGGTGTTGTGCCTGTTGTTGTTACAGGTACAGTATTAATAGTAATTGTATCGCCTGCTGAATGCGCTGATGCTGTTGCAGTTACAGCAGCATGGCTATTTTGCCAATCGTCTGTACCTACTTCAACCCATGTGCCGCCTGCATTTTTGTACCATAATTTATTAAGTGTACTAACTGCTACAATAGCATAGTCACCTACGCCGCCTACTGAGCCTTTTGGTGCTCCAGGTGAACTAGCCGAACCAGTAACTTTTGAAACTTCAGTAATAACAATCGGTGTTTTTACACTAAATGATTGTCCGCCTGCTGTTGTTTTAGCTGCTCCGTTCCATGTAAAAATACCGAACTTAGTATTTGTTGTGTCAAACCACCATGTTCCGTCTGCTGGATTAGAACCTGGTGCTGTTGCACTGCCTTCTAGTTCGCCTAAATCTAAATCTGCACGGACTACCCATGCTCTGTTTGCAACACCTAAAAATGAGTATGCTGCCTGTAATCCGTATTCATTAAGCTCTCCGCCATGAATTGGATTATTATTTGTATCTGTATAAAATAGTGGATCTCCAAAGGTATCTGCAAGATCTCGTTGACTTGTAATTAAATAAGCCTTTCCCGAATTTGCTTTTTGAGTACCTTGCGCAACACCAGTGCCACCTGCATTGGTTTTATTTTGCTTTGATGCCACAAATATCATTGGTACGGTGCCTGGTTCAGATGGGGTATAGAACGACTCGTCTATTACCTTAACTTCTACACCGGGTGATGTTAATGCCATTGCGTTATCTCCTTGAAAGTAAACTTTACAACTGTATTTAGTCAAGACGAAGTAAAATATACCTATTATACGCTATAAAAAGGGGAACAAAAGGTGTAAATATAGTATGAGACCATTATGTATATGCGGAATGCGGCCTGCTGCTGTAAATTATAAAAAAGATAACAAAACATATTATCGAAAGAAATGTGAAATATGCAATAAACATGGCGGAATTGGTCATGGTATTCCTAAATGGAAATTGCGTGGATATACAAAAAAAGATACATGCGAAAAATGCGGCTTTACTAGTAAAAACAAGGAGCAATTTAATGTATACCATATCGATGGCAACTTAGATAATTGCAAGTATAATAACTTAAAAACTATTTGTGCCAATTGTCAGCGTGTTTTACAAAAAGAAGGATTTAAGTGGAAACAAGGTGACTTAATAGCAGATTTTTAGGTTGACTTTTTTTGTAGTTTTGTTATAATATAATAAATTAAAGGAGCACTTATGATAGACTACAAATTTAATGAAAAAAATTATATAGACGAATTTCAAGCATATATTGATAAGACATATGATGGACATTATTCTACAAATAAATTTCAATCCACTGAAGTTATTATTGATAGAGGAAACGGTACTGGATTCTGTATGGGGAATGTAGATAAGTATTCAAATCGATATGGTAAAAAAGGTGAACGTGATGATCATCGTAAAGATCTAATGAAGATTTTGCATTATGCACTTATACAATTGTATGTGCATGACAATGATCTTTAACCGATTGTAAAAGAATACCCAGTGCCGCCTGCAACTGCCATAGATATTTCTTGCTCTAGTTTATCTAGTTCGCCTTGTGCTTCTGCTTTTAACGCATCACCGTTAAGAGTGCTTCCGCCTTGAGGACCGGCAATAGTAGCAAACTTTGAACGTGCTTCGCCTAGCATGTATTTGCATGTAGCAAGTGTATAACTTTTAATCCATTGTATTGCCATATAGTCGTCGATAAGTTGCTCATCACCGCGATAATTATAAACATATAGCATTAGATTTTCTTCTGCTCTTGGGCGCTGTAGTATTGTAAGTTTCTTAGCTTGCGAATTCCATTTAAATTCAATAAATGATCCAAACATACGTCCTACTAATTCTTGATATTGACTAAACATATCATACGTTGCTAAACCGCCCATATTAGAGCTTGCTAAAAGATACGTATTTGTGTATGCCATATTAAATGGTTCAAATAATGTGCCGCCATCGCCGCCTCCTGTACGTGAACCAATTGAACGTCTAAAGATTTGACGAACTTCTACTACTTCTTGTGGTAATATGTATTCGTTTTGATCTTTTACTGTAGGTAAAAACATATATGACTCTTCAACAGAATGATCGCTACGCTGTCTATAACGTGTTAACGCAGTTTTAAGTGCAGTGTCGTAATGAACAGGATCGAGTTCTACATCAACCATGCCGCCGCCTAACATAGCGTATACATAATCATATATTTCTTTTTTCTTAGTAGTTAAATCAGCCATAAATATTCTCCACATAGTATTTATCGTATACAACACATATCGATAAATATGTATATGCCAAGATTAAGTTTATACAAACCAGAAAAAGGCAAGGACTTTTATTTCCTTGATCATACCATCGGAGAGATGTTTACCGTCGGCGGTACTGATGTTCACATACATAAGTATATAGGACCAGAAAACACATCTGAGGATGCAAGTACAGCTGATCGACCTCAATATGATGTTGTAAAAGAAACTAATATACAAGATTTATTATTTCTAGAAAATAGAGATAGAAAGTATGATCCCGATGTTTATCAAATACGAGGAATTTACAATGTACAAGACATTGACTTTGACCTAAGTCAGTTCGGACTATTTTTACAAAATGATACATTGTTTATGACTGTGCATATAACTAGCAGTGTTAAATCTATTGGTCGAAAACTTATGTCAGGTGATGTTATTGAATTACCTCACTTAAAAGACGAATATGCACTTAATGATTTTAATGTTGCATTAAAAAGATTTTATGTTATTGACGAAGTTAGTAGATCAGCAGAAGGATTTTCACAAACTTGGTATCCACACTTATATAGGCTAAAACTAAAACAGATATACGACGGTCAAGAATTTAAAGAGATATTAGATTTACCTGCAAGTGAGGATAGTGACAACACATTGCGTGATGTTTTAAGTACGTTTGAACGTGAAATGCAAATTAACGAAGCAATAGTACAGCAAGCAGAAGCAGATTCACCGTTGAGTGGTTATGAGACAAGTCATTTGTATACTAAAAAAGTAGCAGAAGACGGAACAAATATCATTGAGCAAAGTTTTCCATCTGATGTACCTGAAGTAGTTTCTGAGCGTATTACAGAAGAAGGTGTTAAGGACGACTATGACGGATACCTCATAGGTGATGGTCTAGCACCTGATGGAGAAACGTTTGGGTTTGGTATTAATTTTCCATTAAATGCTGCTACTGGAGATTATTTTTTGCGTAATGATTTTTTACCAAATAAACTGTTTAGATATAATGGATCTAAATGGGTTAGACAAGAAGATAGTGTACGAATGACACTATCAAACACTAATTTACGTCAAACACAAAAAACATCATTTATTAACAACACAAATACAAGTACAATAGGTGGCGATGTTATAGAAGAAAGACAATCGTTAAGTAAAGCACTTAGGCCTAAGGCGGACAATTAATGCAACATTTTTATGATGGACAAATAAGACGTTATCTTACGCAAATTATTCGATTAATGAGTAATTTTCAATATCAAGACAACAAAGGACAGTTTACTAATATTCCAGTAATGTATGGTGATATGACTAGACAGGTATCTAGTATTATTAGAGATAACTCAGAGAATAAAATACCAAGTGCACCGCGGATGTCTGTATATGTTACAGGTTTAGAAATGGATCGATCACGTACTAGCGATCAAAGTTACGTAAGCAAAGTAAATGTACGTGAAAGAGAATATGATCCGGCTACAAATACCTATGGTGAAGAACAAGGTAATGCATATACTGTAGAACGTATTATGCCTGTACCATATATACTAAGTGTTAACGTAGATGTATGGAGTACTAACACTGATCAAAAACTTCAGATTTTAGAACAACTTTTATGCTTATTTAATCCTAGTTTAGAAATACAAACTACTGATAACTATGTCGATTGGACAAGTTTAAGTGTTGTACACTTAGAAAACATAAATTGGAGTAATAGAAGCATTCCAGTAGGTGTTGATAGTGAAATAGATGTTGGATCGATTAGTTTTACAACACCTATTTTTATTAGTCCACCTGCAAAGGTTAAAAGATTAGGCGTTATTACAAATATTATTACAAGTATCTTTAATGAAGAAGCAGGTGTAATCGACTTTGGCGAAGCAAGGCCTACACTCGATGCATACCAAAACAATCCGTTAGGATCTACAAGTGAAAATAGAGATGGTAATTCACGTAAGGCTATTAGAGGCGATACAGATGCATTAGCTAATGTTAACTATAATAATTATAATATTGTAATTCTTAATAATACTGCATTAATTGTTGAAGGTGCTACTGTTGGTGAAATTGACTGGCAACCAATGTTTGAACAATTTTCTGGTCCTTATAGAGCTGGTATAAGTAAGTTATTCTTAAAAAGATCTGATATTAGTGGTGATGTTGTTGCTACATTTATATTAGATCAAACAAATACAAAACGTTTAATTTTAGATTTTGACGAAGATACATTACCTACGGACACTATCATTACTAGTACATTACAAAATAAATCAAAAATTGATTATATTATTGATCCAACAAATTATGACCCATCGTCTATAAAATCTAGTGGAGTTAGACTATTATTACTATCAGCAATTGGACCACATACTGGCGGACAAGGACCAGCAGCCTGGCAAAATACAGACACAACGTATCTTACAGCTGGTGCAAATGATATAGTAGAATGGGATGGTTCAAATTGGACCGTAGTATTTGATGCTTCTGCAACATCTGATATCACATATACATCAAATTTAAATACCGGAGTTCAATATAAATTTAATGGTGTAGAATGGGTCAAAGCATACGAGGGCGAATACCAGGTTGGCACCTGGAGAATTGTACTTTAAAATATATACTGTATGAAAACAAATATAGTATGTAGCGGAGCACTTTTCTTTTCTAAAGAAACTGAACGATTTTTACTGTTGCATAGAGCAAATGGTAAAAAAAATAACCTTTGGGGGTTAGTTGGCGGCGGCAATGAAGAAGGAGAAACCCCTTTTGAAGGATTAAAACGAGAAATTACTGAAGAAATAGGAAGTATGCCGCCTATTAAAAAAACTATTCCCCTTGAAAGTTTTGTAAGCAACGATGAAAAATTTCATTTTCACACATATTTGTGTTTAGTAGAGCAAGAATTTATACCTATTTTAAATAATGAACATAACGGTTATGCATGGGTTTCTTTCGGTATGTGGCCAAGGCCACTCCATCATGGGCTTAGAAACACCCTTCAAAGTAAAGTAAATCAGACAAAATTGCGCACAGTTTTTCAAGTAATATCTTTACTTGACGAAATTTAAAAAGAATGTTATAATAAATCATGAAAGTATTAGTAATTGGAGATATAATAATTGACAAATATGTGTACGGCACTAGTTCACGGATTAGTCCCGAAGCGCCGGTGCCTGTAATTACATACATTGAAGAAAAAGAAACACTAGGTGGTGCAGGACTTGTATATGAGAACCTTAAAAGTCTAGGTGTCGATGTTAAACTTATTGACTTCTTTGATAAGGCTAGTGTAAAAACTAGAGTAATTTGTGACGGGCATTATATAACACGTATTGACGATGATTATATTGCAGACGGATCAATGTTCCTTACCTACATTTTATCACAAGATTTCTCACAATATGATTATGTTATTCTAAGTGATTACAATAAAGGTACACTAGACGAAAGTATAGAAATTATCAAACACCTTAATACATATGGCTGTAAAGTAATTGTTGATCCTAAAGAACATGCAAGTCATTATGAAGGTGCTTGGTTAGTTAAGCCTAATAATAGCGAATACACTAAGTTTGAATTTGATGAATGGAAAGGTAATATTATTACCACTGATGCAGGACATAGTGTTATTGCTACAATAGATAATAAGGAATATAAAGTTTCTGTAGAAACAGTCGAAGTGTCAGATGTTACTGGCGCAGGAGATTGTTTTATGGCTGCATTTGTATACGGGTTGACAAAAAATTATGATTATGAAAAATGTTTAAAATTAGCAGTATCAGGATCTACTGAAAGTGTAAAACATAGCGGTACATATATCTTAAAAGAAACAGATTTACAAAAACGTATAATTTTTACAAACGGATGTTTTGATATACTGCATAAAGGTCATTTAACATTATTAAAAAAAGCAAGAAATTTAGGAGATAAATTAATTGTAGGATTAAACACTGATAATAGTGTTAAGAAATTGAAAGGTCCTAGTCGTCCTATTAATAATCAACAAACAAGACTAGAGCAATTAGAAATTTTAGACTGGGTAGACGAAGTAATACTATTTGACGAGGAAACTCCTTACAATTTAATAAAAGATTTAAGTCCCGACTTAATAGTAAAAGGCGGAGATTATAAGGTTGACGAAATTGTAGGACATGATCTTGCACCTGTGCATATTATTCCTACAATTAAAGGTTATTCGACTACAAATATTATAGAGAGTACACAATGAAAATATTAATTACAGGATATAAAGGATTTATAGCCCAAAATTTAGGTAGATATTTACACAAACAAGGTCACGATGTTGAAGGGTTTGACTGGATACCTAACACGTTACCTGCTGTTGATTTTTATGATCAAATTATCCATCTTGGTGCTATTAGTGAAACAACATGTACTGATGTCGAAGCAGTAATGGATCAAAATTTAGACTTTTCGACAAGATTGTTAGGATTATGCGAAGCGCATGGAACTAATTTAATGTATGCATCTAGTGCTAGTGTATATGGTCCATTAAAAAACTGTAAAGAAACTGCACCATGTTTACCTAAATCACCTTATGCATGGTCAAAATATCTTTTTGATCGTGTTGTAACTTCCGCTGACATTAGTAGTTTTGGATGCAGAGTGCAAGGATTTAGATATTTTAACGTATTTGGTGAGTACGAAGATCACAAAGGCGCCCAAGCTAGTATCTTTCATCAATTTCGTAAACAAGCATTAGGTGGATGTATTAAGCCTTTTATAAATTCTGATAATTACTACCGAGATTTTATATATGTTGGCGATATTTGCAAAATTACCGAAAAATTCTTAGATATTGACGAGAGTGGTATATGGAATGTAGGTAGTGGTCATGCAGAAAGTATCGGTACGGTGGCAAAATTCATGGCCGAACGCATGAATGTACCTATAGAAGAGGTAGAAATACCAACGTCACTACTTGGCCAGTATCAAGAATACACATGCAGTGATAATACTAAACTTTTAAACACAATCGGGGACTTTAAGTTCACTACACCTTATGAATGGATGGAAAATGGCAACAAGACTTGAAGGAAAAATAGATAAAGGTTGGGGATTTGAAATAATCTGGGCAACAAATGACAAATATTGCGGTAAAATTATGGTTTTTGAGAAGGTTGGTGCAAAATTCTCTATGCACTTTCATCGAGAAAAGGACGAAACATGGTTTGTTAATAATGGCCGCTTTATTGTTCGTTGGATTGACACAAAAACTGCAAAAATGAATATGCAAGAGCTAAAAGAAGGTGATACTTGGCATAATCCACCGTTGCAGCCGCATCAATTAGAATGTATTCAAGCAGGAAGCTCGATTACCGAAGTTTCTACAGCCGATTCAGTTGAAGATAACTATAGAGTTTTTCCAGGAGATAGCCAAACAACTATGCCTGAGCCTCTCCCCACTTTAGAATAACATTTCCTCTAATAGGAACACCAGAAGTCTTACGTATATTAATAGCAAGTACGTCAGGACCATTTGGAAATGCTCCTCTGCCTCCTAAACTTGTATTTGTAAGCTCTTTAATCGGTGATAGATCTAATTCTGAACGTTCTCCTGGTACAGCAATAAACTTAAAGATAGTTTCACCAGGTTTTGCATATGCAGCCTCGGTAAGATCAAATGTGACACTGTCTCCTGCTGTAAATGTGCTTAAAGATGCTTGGTTTAATTCAACTACTGAATAATTTGTACCATCAAGTGTTAGTGTTTCTACCGAAGATATGATTGTACCAGCAGCAAAGTTTGCATCAGTTACTGAAATAGGAGTACCAGTTGTTGCACCTGTAGCTAAAAAGTTTACTTCTGTAAATAATAACTTTGTAGTTATTCCATCAGGTGCAGGATATGTAAACGTTGCTGTAAAGCCATAAACATAACCTCTCTGCAGCCTTTGGTTTAAATTAAGTCTATCAGCTCTTTGGGTACTTGAGCCAAACCATACGTTTGTATTGTTTCGTTGTACAGAAGATATAAGAGTATTATTTCTAAAAATCTGTTGACCGCTACCGTTAGTACCGGTGATTGTCATACCTGCTTCGATAGGCGTGACAGGATTTGATAATAAATAGGCCCTGTTATCATTGGCATTATAGACGGTGGCAGTTGCTGTAAGTGCTATACCACCAGCTACAGTACTAGCACTTTCTGTTACGGTAGCTCCAACTCCCCAGTTAATACCAGCACCAGAAACAACTTGTGCAAAACTAGGCTGTCCTCCTTCAGCCTGTGTATTTAGTGATACCCAACCAACACTGCTTGGACTAGTAGGATAGTTTTGAGGATTTAAAACGCCTTCAACAATAATACCACCTGTATCAGTTGAACCAAGTGCATCACTTGTAACTTCGATACCGTTAAGTAATAGCTGGGCTCTATTTAGTAGCTCTCTATCTCCTAAGTCTCCTGTAATAGCATTAGAAACACTAGGTGCTAGTCTAATTAGGAATGCCGATTGTCTTGTTGTTGATATTTCAACACCAGTTGCAGCATAACTAAAAATATAACCTCGATCTTCATCAAATCCACCATCAGTAATAAATGCAGATCCCCAATGACTAATAATTGGAGTTATTGTACTACTTAAAATTACAACTCCTGTTCGTCTAGCATGTGCAGCAGCCGGACCTGCTGTATATGTACGCTGGGCGCCTGCCTGAAAATTAATTAAATTAGTTCCTCTTGTGCATCCAGTTAAAACATTGCCATTTTTTCCTGTATACGTAATAATTTCATTATCTATATATAATGTAGCACCTAAATTTGGAAAAAATGATGCGTCTTCTAACGTAATAGATGTTTGCGCAGTATCTATTGCCTCGGCTAGTTTTCCGTTAGGACCTTCGTTTGTAACTTCGTAACGCACAGGTAAGTTACCTGAACGCATAAACGCTTCTGTGTTTACGTTTGAGTTACGCATTCTGTGACAGAATACAAAGTTACCATTAGACCCACGCATCATAAAGTCAATAAATCCAGCACCGTACCAACTATATTGAATTCCAATCATTTGCATTTTCGATATATCAACATCATATGCACTTTGACCAGTTCCATCCATTTTATCTAGATTAAAATCTTTTTGTTTAACTTTTTTATCTTTTACTAAACACATTTTAGCATTAATTGCTGCTCTTACACCTCTATAATCAGGAGTTAGAGACATTTGTGTTTGACTGTCAATATGAGATATGACATGAGTCATACCTTTTAACACAACTCTATCGCCTGTTTTTAATTGATCTTTAAATCTAGTACCTACACCTGTTACTAGATTATTTTCTGGTTCAACATTTACAAGACCTGCAACTTGAAACGTGCTACTTCTTTGAACAACATTTAAACTATCACCGTCATATTCCCAAAAAATACCGTTTTGATCATCAAAAGCACCTGCTCTTACAGTAGACCCGTGCCAACTTTTAACTGATATTTGACAATTATCTGATAATACAGGAAGTCTAGAACCTAATTGTGTAGTAGCAGTAACTTTTAATACTCTTTCATTTACTATATCTGTTACAGTATAAATTCCGTCATAACCAGCAGTTTCAACTCCAAGCAGTTCGATAACTCCTCCAACTTGTAATCCATGGTCAGCATCATCAATTTCAATAGTAATCAATGATCCAATTGTTGCTGCTGTTGCTGAAATACTAAGAATATCGTAACTCGGAGCAAATAGAGCACCAGTTGTATACATAATACCTTTACCTGATTGATAACGAATATAGTTTTTACTCTGACGTATAGCTTGCGCACCGTGTTGTGGTCCGCCTGTACCAAGTTGTACACCGCCATCATATGGTCTGTGAATAAAGAAACTATCTGGGCGCAAATATACACTTCCTGAAATAGGATCATCATTTGCTGTGCCAGTGTCAATAGTACCTGCTGTTCTTGCTTGGTATGATATTCTTGAAGTGGTAGGAACAGTTGTTGCAATAAAAGACCCAGCAGCTAAACTATGATTGTTTACTGTATCGTCACTTGTAATAGCTACAATAACTGTTGCACCTGGTACAATGCCGTGTGGATTTTCAAAATCAATTTCGATTGTTGCTAATTGTTCAAATGCTACTGAAACTGCTGCTGCTAACGGTGCTGTTAATACTTCTGTCATAGTAATTGTACTATAAAATTCAAGAGCAGCCGACGCTGTAACTGTACCGTTTATAGATGCATTAGTAATGGCACCTGTGGCATCAATTCCTTCAACTACAACCGATACATCATTAACACCGCCAGTACCTCCAACGTCACTACCAGGTATAAGTAGTGTATTACCTATTTGATAACCAGTACCTCCCAGTTGAATATTAGAAAGAACATAATTGCTAACAGTTCGTTGTACACTAAATTGTGATCCATTACCAGCAAGTTGAGCATATAGCCCGAGTAGTGCAGTATACGTTCCGCTTCCGTCTCCTCCTGTACCGCTTATAGTAGTTCCTGTTATGCCGCCAATGCCGTTAACTGTTGTTATTGTAATAGTAAAATCATTTGCAGGAGAAGCTCCACCTAACTCAACACCTGATATTATTATTATATCTCCTTGTTTATAATTTTCACCAGGATCTGATATTAAATCTAATGAATATACAGTTGCAGTATTTGTAATATTAAATAAAGCACCAGATCCGGCATCGTTTATTCCTGTTACCGCTGGTAGTAATTCAGTATTTAAAGCTACTCCTGAAATATTTCTATCTGTAATGCCGCCATTGCCATCAATTTGTGAAACAGTTATAACTAAATCATTTGTAGGAGTTGCGCCGCCTAGTGCAGTTCCCAATATGTTTAATGTATCACCTACTATAAATCCTGATCCTCCACCAGTTATATTAGCACTATATGTTGTTCCTATTCTTGATACTTGGAAAAATGCGTTTATACCACTTCCGGCAGTTGAATACGCAGCATTGTCGTAGCTCGCAAAGCCGTCAGTAGCTGTACCAGTTTCGGATACTGTTAAAATTTCACCACTTAATCCTACAGAATTTACTGTAATTGTACAATCATTGACAGCATCACTACCACCTAATACGTCACCTGTTATAACTATAACATCACCATTACTATATCCAGAACCTCTAAGATCTGATGGAGTACCTGTAATATTTGCACTTGTAATAGCACCACTTGCATTAACACCTGTGACAGATATAGTAGCATCGTTGGTTAAGGTTACACCTCGCAATGTAATACCCGGAACAGTAATTACACTACTAGTTGTAAAATATTCTCCTCCATTAATAATTGATATCGAATAAGATCCTGCACTTTCTGTAATAGTTACTTGTGCATTTTGACCGTATACTAGTGATCCTGTTTGACTACTAAATGAATAAGAATCAAGTGCAGTTCCTGCAATTGATGCAGTTGTAATATCACCAGTTCCGCCAATACCCGTAACTGTTATTGTAGCATCATTTGCAGGTGAACTACCACCTAACTCAGTGCCACTAACTACAAATGTTTCGTTAGTAACATAATTTTGTCCAGGATTTGATATTTGAACACTGTAAACAGTGCCTGCTTGGAAAATTACAAATTGAGCATCAGTACCAGTAGCGCCGGCATATGTTGCAGTAAACGAACTATATGTAGAATCTTTAGCTGCTGCTGTTCCGCTAGAAGTAACATTAGTAATTGCTCCAGAAGCACCATCTATACCTGTTACTGTTAGTGAGCAATCATTTGTTGATGAAATGCCTGTTAAGTTCGATCCGTCTATAACTAGTTGATCACCGATCTCATAATCTGTACCGCCAAATTCAATTATAATACTATACGTTCCTGAAATTGCATCTACTGTAAATAATGCACCCGATCCTAAGGGCGGCGGCACTGCTATATTTACAGTTTCGTTTAATGATGATGTTGCTACACTATATGTATTATTAGTTTTTGTAACATCAAAAAATGCTCCTACTCCTAATCCTGATTGCAATTGACCAGATACGCCTGTAAAAGAACCATCTGCAGGAGCTGCTGTACCAGATTCAGTAAATGCAGTAATAACGCCTGCATTTACTGCTGTAACTCTAATATAGATATTATTTGCAGGATTTACACCGCCTAATAGACTGCCAGATAATTCTAAAACATCGTTAACTACATAATCAACTCCGCCATTGTTAATACTAGTAGTATACGATCCTGCAGATCTAGAAACATCAAATGTAGCGCCAGATCCAAGAGTTGCTGTTAATAAATTCGCAGAAAGATCTATATATGTAACATCAGACCCAGCTCTATTAGCAGTTAATGGTCTGTCTAAAAATACTTCTTGTCCAGCAATAGTAGTTACAATACCTGCGCTGCCATCGCCAAGATCAATTGCCATGCCGACAACAATACCGGATGTATCAATTACGTCGAAGCTATTCTGACCTTCTGGAACATCTTCTGCAACTCCGGCTGTAACTTGTACACCAGATCCGTCACCAATAGAACCTGTTACTTGCGATCCAACAGGTATACTATGTGGTAGAGCACCTTGTTGTACAAGCGGAGCACCTAGTTCTGGTATAGTGCCGTTAACTGTTATAGTGTCAGAGCCAGTAGGATGTGACAATGATGTTACAAAAGTACCAGCGCTACCTTGACTTGACACTCTATAAGAAGGAGAGCCAACTGCTGCACCAGTGTAAAATCCAGCTTTTCTTAATTGCGTATAATATGTTGATAGTACTTGACCATTACTAGTTCCAACTTTTGATTTTGCATAATATGTAAAACTAGTAGAACTTGGAATAGTGGTTACAACAAACGAACCTTCAGCTCGTCCAATTCCTAGTGCAGTTCCGCCTAAACCTTTAATTGTAAAAGGTTCACCTGGATTTAAACTATGAGGCGAAGTTGTTGTTACTGTAATTAAACTTGCGCCGATTCCTGATGTTGCGATTGAAGCATCAGTTACAACGTCTACAACATTTAATTCTGTTCCAGGAACTTCGTATATACTAGGATACCCTCTCTGCATACCAATTGCTTGCCATTTAGTAGGCTGTAGACCGTATTCAAAGTCAGCATCAAGCATTGATTGTGCATTTGCAACACGCTGACGTTCAATTGCGTCAGTACCAAAATCAAACGGGCGTGTTATAATTTCTGGTGTCTCTATAAAAATTTGTAATCTATCAGTAGAAGAATGAGTTGCTGTACTAAAGTAAAGTTTAATACTTGTAATTGTATCAGCTGTTTGACTAAAGCTGCTAAATTCTGCTTCAATTGCAGCATCAACATCAGAATCTTTAAGGAATTCAACATCAGCAATTTTGCCAGGGTCGTTAAAGGTGTATATTATTTCACCTTTAGTAACATTTGTTATTAAAAGAATATCTTCTTCTCTATATCTACCTTGGACACGTATTGTGCCTAATCCATTCACCTTTTCTGGTAATGCACTAGTTCCGTTTTGTATTACATCAGTGAGTAAAGTTCTTAATGTAGTAATTGAACTAATTACTCCAACTTCAGCAGTCTTTGAAAGATCAATTGCTTGTGGTGTTCTTACTGGATCTTGTCGTGTAGTAAATTCTGTGTTTTGTAATATATAATCATTTATTAAAGTTTCAATAAATTCGTGTGTTTCAACTTCCGGTAATCTACTACCATCTACTTGAGGAACACCTTTTTTCCAATAAAATGATGATACTTCGTATGTTGACTTATTTCCAGTGTATCTTATGTCGTGCAAATACGCATCTATTACATAGCCTATATCTCGTTCGCATTTATATTCATTATATGTATATTCAGCAAACGCATACCCATATGTATTTACAGGAACACTTTCTAATCCATTAACAACTGTTTGTTTAGCAACAACTATAAAATTTGTTATTTTTGATGTAACACCTGCTTCAGCAGCTGAACCTGCTTGTGCTTGTATTATTTCTGTTTGCAATACTGGTGTTTTTAATATGTTTTGTAATACATAATCATTCAGCATAGTTTGTAATTCATCTAATATTAATTGCACAGCCGCTCTATTACCAGGAATTACCGAATTTTCGTCATCCCATAATAATCGTATTGCACTATTAGTATTAAATGTACCACCGTATTTAACATCGTATGCCATACCATTAACTAAATCATTTAAAATAGTATTCCAAAGAACTTCATCGTATGTAAATTGGTAGAATGGGGTAGATACTGCATTAGGTAATGCACTCTCAAACGAGTGTACTGAAGTATCTGAAGATATTCCTACATTCATAGTAATTGATGTTGCATCAACTGATGAAATTTCTATAATATTATGTGCAAAAGGATCGTTACCGGTAATATTAGAAACACCTGTTTCTCTTGGATACGGATGCGATGTTGCATTATTGTCTTTTGCACAAGTAAATGTAATACCACCGATTGCAATCTTAATATAATCACCTGGTTGATAAGTATGTGAGCCAATTGTTATATTTAACACTCCAGTTGTAGGAGTATATGTAGCATCTGAAGGAGTATATGCAAGTTGTGGCGATGCTATTTCATTTTGAATCCACTCTTTTAATTCTCTTTTAATAAAAGGTTTATTGGCTGAAAATTGTGCAGAGGCATTAGGGTTTAAATCCTGAGAAGTGTCTAATGCAATTCTATAATTTATATATTCTACTGCTTCGTCTTTTATATATTCTTTGTTCGAGGATATCATTGAATATGCATCTGGTGCTACATTTTCTAAAACCCCTCTTCCTGGGTTAAAAATATACGTTGAAATCTTCTTTTTTGCCATGTCTTATGTTCCTAAAGCAATTGCTAATGCAGTAACGTTTTCGTCTACATACCGTTTGTTTGCTATGCCGGTAGTTGTTGTTGGTGCTTGTGTAACAGATGCAGTTGTAAATACAGCAGATCCAGGTGTAGTTGCACCAATATTTATGTTATCTAGTGCACCTGAGGTAGCACTTAAGGACGTAAAAGCTCCGGCTGCTGGTATATTATTTCCTATCGACATATTGTTTAATGACCCTGTTGTACCGCTATCGATCGTTGTTATTCCGGATCCTCTAGCAATTAAATTTATATTGTTGTTTTGTGGTCTTAAATCAATTAATCCAGATGTTGAAGTAATTGCTGGTGCTGTAATTGATAACCCTGTTACACTTCCTGAATTAGCAGAAATATTTACTGATCCTAAATCACTTGGCTGTATTCTAATATTAGCATTTGATCCTAATGCATTTATATTTCCTGCTACTGTTAGTG